ATCCAACGAACCCCGGCGACGCTGCCAACAAGGCGTATGTCGATGCTCAAGACGCACTTCGCCTGTCATTGACGGGCGGCACGCTGACCGGCGCGTTGGCGATGTCGAACCAGAAAATCACGGGCGTCGGGACTCCGACTGCGGACGGCGACGCGGCGACCAAGTCCTACGTCGACAACGTGGCCCAAGGTCTTGATGCCAAGGCATCATGCCGCGCGGCTACGACTGGCAACATCACGTTGTCAGGAACTCAGACAATTGATGGCATCTCAACGATTGCCGGCGACCGCGTGCTGGTCAAAGATCAAAGCACGGCATCGCAGAACGGCATCTATGTCGTCGCGGCCGGTTCGTGGACCCGCTCGACTGACGCGGATACCTGGAATGAGTTGATTGCCGCGTTTACTTTTATTGAGCAGGGCACCGCAAACGGCAATAACGGATACATCTGTACTGTGTCTGCTGGCGGCACGCTGGGCGTGACTGCTGTGACGTGGGCGCAGTTCTCTGGTGCTGGTCAGATCACGGCCGGCACCGGCATGAGCAAGACCGGAAACACGCTCAATGTGAACACCGCGTCGAGCGCCAGGATTGTGGTCGGCGCGGATGAGATTGACCTAGCAACGACCGGCGTGACGGCATCGACTTATAAGTCGGTGACAGTCGATCAGTGGGGTCGTGTCACTGCTGGTACGAATCCCACAACCCTGAGCGGTTTCGGCATCACTGACGCCTATACGACGACGCAGTCGGACACGCTGCTGGCTGGCAAGCTGTCGCTGACTGGTGGGACGATGTCCGGTCAGATCAACATGGGGGCGCAGCGCATTGTCAGCCTTGCTGACCCGGTCAACCCGCAGGATGGATCGACTAAGGCGTACACCGACTCGATCCTTGGGTCGGCAACCTCTGCCGCCGCGTCGGCCGCTGCTGCTGCGGTGTCTGAAACAAATGCCGCCAACAGTGCTGCGGCGGCTTCCAGTTCTGCGACCAATGCGGCGAACAGCGCCTCAAGTGCAGCGACCTCGGCAACGAACGCAGCGAATAGCTTCGATTCGTTTGACGATCGCTACCTGGGCAGCAAGACCAGTGACCCGTCCGTTGATAACGACGGGGCGCCACTGCTGACGGGCGCGCTGTACTGGAACTCGGTCGGCAACGTGATGAAGGTCTATACGGGCACGGCCTGGATCACCTTCAACTCGGTCAACAACCCAGTCGATCAGTCCGACATTGGCACCGCGCCGAATGAGATTCCGCTGAATCAATATCTCGGTAGCGCGGCATACGTTGACATTGACTACTTTGTCACTCCGACAGCTACACAGACCCTGACCAACAAGACAGTCACCAACATCGTCTTTGACGGGTCAATGACTGAAGAGGTTTTCACGCTTGGAACTTCAGGCTCATTGGCACTAAATCCCGCCAACGGGACTGTGCAGACCTGTGCTGCCTCTGCCACCGTGACCTTCACCGACTCGCTCAGTGCAGGCCAGAGCATCGTGCTGCGCCTGACCAACGGTGCCAGCTACACGATCAACTGGCCGACAACAAACTGGGTCACCAGCGCAGGCAACACCGCGCCGACTTTGACCGCGAATGACACGCTGGTGTTCTGGAAGATCAGCACCACGCTGTATGGCGCTTATGTGGGGTCAGGAGCATGAGCCTAGCTAAAGCACTTCAAGCCGCCGCTGGCAATGCTGGCGCTGAAGCAACGTACATCGAGGACGTTTTCTCGACCTATTTATACACAGGCAACGGATCTACCCAGACCATCACCAACGGGATTGATCTGGCGGGTGAGGGTGGGTTGGTTTGGATTAAACGACGCAACGGCGTTTATAACCATGTTCTGTACGATACTGCTCGGGGTGTAAATCTAAGCCTGTCATCAAACACCACCGCTGGAAATGTAAACCAAGCACCTGATGGAGTTTCCGCGTTTGGAGCAACAGGCTTTTCACTAAACGGCAATTCTCATTTAGACAACAACACCACAGGAACCTACGCCTCATGGACCTTCCGCAAGGCTGAGAAGTTCTTTGATGTGGTGACGTATACTGGTAATGGCTCTGCAATGACAATTAGTCATAATTTAGGCGCTGTTCCGGGTTGTATGATTGTCAAGAGAACAGATAGCACTGGCGAATGGAAGGTCTATCATCGCTCCACAGGCAACGGAAACGAACTAGTATTAAACTCAATAGGAAATTCTGCTGCAACAACTTCGTGGAATAGCACAACACCAACATCAACTTCATTTTATGTTGATGCTCCGCTAAACACCAACGGCGCAACCTACGTCGCCTACCTCTTCGCCCACGACGCTGGTGGTTTTGGTGATGATGGGTCGGAGAATGTGATTTCGTGTGGGTCTTATACTGGTACTGGTGTGGCAGGAAATACTATTACGCTTGGCTACGAGCCGCAGTGGGTGATGATAAAACAAACCAACGATACGTCTAATTGGTACATGATAGATGTTATGCGTGGTTTTCCCGTTGGGTCAGCGGACGCCAGATTGTTTGCAAATACAACTGCCGTAGAAGATGTTTCGACTATAGGCAACCCAACTGCAACGGGTTTTTCTTTGGATACTGCGGGGTTTCCAAACGCCAGCGGCAACACCTACATCTACATAGCCATCCGACGTGGCCCGATGAAGACGCCGGAGAGTGGGACTAGTGTGTTTGTTCCAGACGCTTCTGGAAATAATATTCCCTCTGGTGGTATTGCTTATAACACCACGTTCCCAGTGGATTGGTTTATCCAAAAAGGAAAAGCATCAGGAACAGATGGATTTGCACACACAAGGTTATTAGGCTCTACATACTTAGCAACAAATCTAACTAATGCAGAAGCTGCGTCTGGTTTCACTTTTGATACAAATGAAGGTGTAAAACATTCTGGTTTTAATTTCACAGACAGATGTGCATGGTTGTTCCAACGCGCCCCCGGCTTCTTTGATGTTGTTTGCTATACGGGGACGGGTGTTGCACGGACTGTGAATCATAATTTGGGCGTTGCGCCAGAGTTGATGATTGTTAAACAAAGAAGCGGATCAGATAGCTGGAAGGTTTATGTTTCATCATTGACTGCAGCGTACGCAATAACGCTGAACGAAACTACACAAAAAGAATTGCAGGGATCGGTTCTTTGGAATTCTACTGACCCAACCTCTTCAGTATTTAGTCTTGGGACTGGAAATGCGAGCAACGCAAACAACACTACCTTGGTCGCCTACCTCTTCGCTACCGTCCCCGGCGTGAGCAAGGTATTCAGCTACACCGGCAACGGGTCATCCCAAACCATCAACTGCGGTTTCTCGGGCGGCGCAAGGTTCGTTCTAATCAAGCGCACGGATTCAACTGGCGACTGGTACGTCTGGGACACTGCACGAGGGATGGTGGCAGCTAACGATCCACATTTGAGCTTGAACAACACAGCCGCTGAAGTGACAACCGATGACTCCGTGGATACAGCAAGCACCGGATTTATTGTGAATCAAGTCGCGGCAACAAACGTCAATGTCTCTTCAGCAACCTATGTAGGGCTTGCAATTGCATAAGGAAGATCATGAACTACCGCATCCGATCAACTGGTGAAGTCAAAACTCAAGGCGACATCAGGAAACTGCACCCAAACACCTCGCTGCCCCGCGTCTGGGATGAGTCAATTTGTGAAGCTCTTGGCATTGATGTGATCTTTGAGGGGCCACAAGCCACTGGCGGGGATCAGTATCAATTCAGCCAAGCCGCCGGGATCGAAGAGATCAATGGCAAGTGGTACACCAAATACGTCCTTGGGCCGATCTTCACGGATAACGATGAAGCTACAGCGGCGCAGCAAGAAGCCGCGTACAAGGCAACCAAAGACGCCGAGCAAGCCAAGAATGTTCGGGCAGAACGTGATCGACTCCTTGCTGAGTGCGACTGGGTGACTCTAAAAGCCATTGACGCCAGCAATGACAATCTAGGGATTCAGTTGCCGCAGGTCTGGATGACCTACCGTCAGGCATTGCGGGACATCACGGCGCAAGCAGGGTTTCCTTGGAACGTGACCTGGCCGACAAAACCGGAGTGAGAAATGAGCATTTCAACCAACTTCCCCACAATCAAGCCCAGCCTCCTGCTGGACTTCGCCAACGTCGGCGCACTTGATCCGCGCATCACGTTCACCCGTGCCAGCACAGGGACTTATTATGATGGGGTGACTACGGCAAAGGCTGAACAGAATTTGCTGTTGCAGTCGCAGGATTTTACGACGAGTTGGCTAAACGCAAATTCAACCGACACGGCAAACACGGAAGTCGCACCCGATGGAACGACAACCGCAGATACCATTACTGATAATGCAACAAATGGAAGTCATCGTGTCTATCAAAACCTTAGCATTGCTGCAAACACAACTTATGTTTTTTCCTGTTGGCTAAAAGCAGGTACTAGCAACTACGCATATTTAAGTGTGATGGATGATAGTAATGCAGAGCGATATTTTGGCGCAGATTTTGATTTATCTTCTGGAACTGTGCGGATAAGTGGAAGTGGAACCAGCGGCACTTTAACTTCATCATCAATTACGGAAATACCAGCAAGTAGCGGATGGTATCGTTGCGTCATTATTGGACAAGTCGCTGCTGTTAGCGCAACCACTAGGGGGGTTGTTGGTGTTTCGGATGGAACAACTGCTTTTAATCCATTTGGGCTTATTGTTTACGCTGGAGCAAGCGACACCATCCACGCATGGGGCGCACAACTCGAACAAAGATCGGCAGTCACATCTTATACAGCCACAACCACAGAGCCAATCACCAACTACATCCCTGTGCTTCAGACCGCCGCTGCTAACGTAGCGCGGTTCGATCACACCCCGACAACGGGCGAGGCGCTGGGGTTGCTTGTGGAGGAGCAGCGGACGAATTTGCTGACGTATTCGGCTAATTTGAGTAATGCGGCTTGGACCTCTAATAGAGGAAGCATAACTTCAACTTCTGGAAATATTGCCCCAGACGGAACGCAAACAGCAAATGTTTTCACTGAGAACACAGCTTCTGGCGCTCACTATGTATTTCAAAATTTTAGTGCATCTGTTGGACAAACATTTACTTTATCCTGTTATTTTAAGAAAAAAGAACGACAATATGCCGTATTAACTATAGCAAATGGCAGTGGTTTTCCGGCAACAGTATTTGATTTGGTAAATGGAGTTATAACAGATCAAGATAATTTGTCTGCCACTATAGAGCCAGCAGGCAATGGATGGTATAGATGTTCTATTAAAGAAGAAATAATTGGTACCAGTACTATTAGAGTACAAGTTGGTTGTGATGAAAATGGTGATGTTAATCCATACACAGGCGACGGCTACAGCGGCATCTTCATCTGGGGCGCTCAACTCGAAGCAGCAGCTTTCGCCACATCCTATATCGCCACAACCTCTGCACAGGTCACGCGCAGTGCGGATTCTGCAAGCATGACGGGGGCGAACTTTAGTAGTTGGTTTAACGCTGGTGAGTCTACGGTTTATTCAGAGTTTATGAGAAATACCACAGCTAACGCTATAGCCGGTGGCGGCAATACTGTCCCACGAATCTACTCATTTGGAACATCTGCAAGTGGTAATTTACAGTTACGCTTATTTGCCTCTACTGGCGCAGAAGCAACTGGGCCGTCTATGTATATTTCAAACACTTGGGCGGCTAATCAATACAACAAACACGCTTTAGCATTTGAAGTAAATGATGCGGCACTTGTTCGTGACGGTGGTTCAGTCGTTTCTGACTCAACGGTGACTGCGCTAACTGCTGATACTTTGGCAATTGGACAAAATACAATTGGATCAGGAAACATTGGGCAAGGGTGGATACGGAAACTCTCCTATTATCCCCAACGCCTCACCAACGCCCAACTCCAAGCACTCACAAGCTGAGGACATCATGGACAAATACCTTTCTTTCACTGATGAAGCCGCTGCTAAGGCGGT